CATTGAAGAATGCGCTGCGTTTCCTTACGGTGATCATGACGACTTGGTTGATAGTACAACTCAAGCGATTATGCGATTCAGACAGGGCGGTCTGATCGGACACCCTGAAGACTACATCGACGACAAGGTCGAAAAAATTAAAAGGAGTTATTATTAACATGACAATAATTACAAAAGGTATGGGTGCAATCATGAAATCTAAAATGAAAAAAGCTGGTGTTAAAAAACCAACTTTTCCGGGTCCAAGAGCCTCGGAGCTTTTAGATAAAGAATTTAAAAAAAGAATAAAATATCAAAAACCTGGTCCTGATGTAGCAGAAACCGCTGCAAGAATGCGTAAAGGTAAACCTGGTAAAAGTTTCATTGAAATAAATGCAAGAATTAATCGAAGTTTTTTTAAAGGTAAATAATGGCAATAAGATTTGGAATGACAATAGCTGAAATGATCGCTCAACTGACGAAAGGATTTAGATCAGTTACTGGTAGAGATCCTGATGGTTTAGAGAAAATAAAAATTCAACAAGAAGCTGTGCAAAGATTTAAAGACATGAACAAGGTTGTTGATATGGAAGGCAAAGCTATTGATACATCTAAAGGTATCATGGGTGGTAGACAGATTCAAGACTCACCAGAGTTTGGTAAAAAAATTAGAGAAACTTACGATGAAGCAAAAGGACCAGGTAAAGGTCAAGAGATGGTCGATGCATTAGGATCACCAGGTGCTAGAAGATCGTATGAGATTATGGAAGCACAGTTAGGTGTAAGATTATATGGTGATGAAACATTTGATGAAATATTAGAAATACAAAGAACAGGTAAACATCCAAGAGGTGAACCAAAAGCAGAAGGTGGACGTATTGGATACAAAGACGGACCAGATCAACCGGGTAGAAGAAAGTTTATGAAAATTATGGGAGGTCTTGCAGCATTGCCTATAGTTGGTAAATTTTTTAAAGCAGGAAAAGTTGCAGCACCAGCTGCACAAGCTGTAAAAGAAACTGTTCAACAAGCTCCAAATTATTTTTTTGAATTAGCAGATAAAATTAGAAGACTTGGTAAAGAATCAAAAGTAGCTCCACAGGAAAGAGTTAGAGAGATTAATTACAAAGGTAAAGATGGATCTGAGTATACACTCACAGAGGACATGACAACAGGAGATATGCAGATTACAAAAGATACACCTGGCATGGCGTATAGTGATGAAGTGGGGGGTTATGACGTTATCGAAAATAGAAGTGTTATGGAATATAAATCTGGTAAAGGTATGGCTGATGAAACTACTGGAGGAAAAGTAGCGGATGAGTATGATGAGTATGAAGTTAGATTTGATCCAGACGGCACAACAGCTGATGCTGATGATATGAGTGAATCTATACGAAAACAAATTGTAGAAGAAGTAACGGATGAAGCACCATCAATTAAAAAAGCAGGTGGCGGTATCGCAACAATGTTAGGAGAGTAATGGCTGGTTTAAAACTTACTCCGATTATTTTAAAAGAGGTAAATAAATATCTAACAACTCCTAAAAAAGTTAGAAAGTTTGGTTTTGATGATACCACTGTGAAAACAGGTGAAGATATAGAAAGACCACAAAAAGCATTAGATAGAGAAATGTTTAAAGATGCTGAAGAAAGATTTAATAAAGCTGATGGTGGAAGGATTGAATTTAGTGAGGCAGGCCTAGCTAAACAAAAAGCGGCAGCTGAAAAATATGGTATGAGTTTAAAAAAATATCAAAGCTTACCACAAAAAGAAAAAATTAGGTTAAAAGATAAGGCAAAAAGAGAGGCTCTTAAAGCAAAATTTGATAATCCGGACGGTCTTAGAGTTTCTAAAAATATTAGAAAACTACCAAATAATACTTTTAAATTTGAAACTGAAGCGGCAGGAAATAGAATTTCAAAAACTTTTAAAACATTAAAAGAGGCAGAGGATTTTAGAGATAAAACTCTTTTAGAACGTGGTATTGAAAAAGGTAAATTTAAAAAAGGACCTAACCCTAAAAGAGGTAAGTATGAAGGTGTTAAAGGTCAAAAACATATAAAGTTTAATGGCGTTACTTATCAGGTTGCAGTCCAAAGAATGAAGGATAAAAAGATGGTTACTGAAAAACCTTTTTATACCACAAGTTTAGAAGAAGCAAAAAAAGTTAGAGATGAAAGAGTTGCAAAATCTCCACCTAAAGTAGAAAAAGGTGTTGTCAGACCTGACCGAGAAAAAATACAAAGAAAAATAGACAAAAGAAAATTTGTTCAAAAAACAAAAGAGGGTCGAACTGGGATAAAATTTCTTGCTTCAAAAGGATATCAAGTTCACCATTTGCTTCCACTTTCATTAGCTGGTCCCGATACCAATACAAGAGACCTTGCTGTTATAAGCGCTCAAATGAATCGAGAGATGGCACAATTTGATAAACCAATTAAAAAATTAACTGAAGATGCATTTTTATTAGATTACAATGGTGATAGAAAAAATTCTTTAAAAAAATTAAAAGAAATAAACCAAGAATTAAACGATATTGTTAAAAAAGGAGTTAAAAAACTAGGGCCAGAATACAAAGGTTTAATTGGATTTAATGAAATTATACCTATCCCTGATGAAAATGGACAAATTTTTAGTTTAGACTTTAAACCTGTTGGTGTAGATTTTAAAAAAAGTATTGCAAAAAATATAAAAGTTCCTGAAAAAGTAAAAAAACTTTCAACACCAGAATTGCAAAAATTAGTTGCTGAAGCACCTAAAACAGATTTAAAAGGAGAACGAGGATCTATTGACAGACAACTTTTGGCTGATGTTGGAAAATTTGCAGGTAGAGCTGCACAAGCTGGTTTTTTAACTCCAACCGGAGTTGCTGCCTCAACTCTTGGACTTGGTGGATTAGATTTAACATCCCCAGTAGGTAGAATAGTTTTAGGAGCAGAATTGGCTGGTGCACCTGAACTTGTTAAGGCAAGCATCGGTGCAACAAAAGGAATAAAAAATAGAGCTTTACAAAAAGGTATTCAACAATTTTTAAATTTAGGTCTACCAACTAGACTTGCGTTAAAAGCTGCAAGAGTGGCATCACCACTTGGTATTGCATTAACCACTGGTGAAGGTTTGTATCAAGCAGCCAAGTTTGCCAAAAAAAGAATGGATGAATTACAAGCAATGTCACCAGAACAAAGACAAGCTTTGAGAGCTAGACAAGCAGCTTTTGCATTTGAAGGTGCAAGAGAAGGTGGTATTATCGGCAAAAAATCAGGACCACCTCCTGTGTCAGGACCAACACCTCATGGGTTGCCTTATGAAACAAAAGGTGTTAAGAAATCATAGGAGTATTAAATGGCAGAAATAGACAAAGGACTCCCGAACGTTAAAACTAAACTTGATATACCTTCAGAAGAAGAGTTACAAGAAGTTGCTGTTCAGGAACAAGAAGCACAAGAGGAAAGAAAACCAATAGAGGTTATACCCGAAGACGACGGTGGTGTAACACTAGACTTTGAACCAGGATCAATCAATGTACCTGGAACAGAAGCACACTTTGATAATTTAGCAGATCTACTACCAGACGATGTTTTAGAGCCAATTGGTAATGACATGGTCCAAAACTACATGGACTACAAAGCATCAAGAAAAGATTGGGAAAGATCTTATACAGAAGGGCTTGACTTACTAGGATTTAAATACGAAAACAGAACAGAACCATTTCAAGGAGCATCTGGTGCAACACACCCAGTGTTAGCAGAAGCTGTTACACAGTTCCAAGCACAAGCATACAAAGAATTATTACCAGCAGATGGACCAGTTAGAACACAAATTATTGGTGTAAAAAATCCACAAACAGAACAACAAGCTGTTCGTGTAAAAGATTACATGAATTATTTAATTATGGATGAAATGAAAGAATACGAAGCAGAGTTTGATTCTATGTTATTTCATTTACCACTTGCAGGGTCTACATTTAAAAAAGTTTACTACGATGTACCCATGGGTAGAGTTGTATCAAAATTTGTCCCTGCAGATGAATTAGTTGTGCCTTATACTGCAACTAGTATTGAGGATGCAGAATCTGTAATACACACAATAAAAATATCAGAAAACGAATTAAGAAAACAACAGGTGTCAGGTTTTTATAGAGATGTAGAACTTGGACCACCAGGAGTTGTAACAAATAATGATTTAGAAAAAAAAGAACGTGAACTAGATGGCACAAAAAAATCTGGTAAAAACGAACCAGTTTATACTTTGTTAGAGTGTCATGTAAATTTAGACTTAGAAGGTTTCGAAGAAGTTGGCCCAGAGGGACAGCCAACTGGAATAAAATTACCTTACATCGTAACTGTTGAAGAAGGTAGCCGAGTAGTACTCTCCATACGGAGAAACTATGCGCCCAATGATCTAAAGAAAAATAAGATCCAATATTTCGTCCACTTTAAATTTCTGCCAGGAC